TTAAGCCGACTTCGCCAATTCTGACAGCGATTTCTGTCGGGGCTTTCTCTTCCGCCGTACGGCGGCTTCGAGGGCCCGAAGTGCGGCTCGCTTCTGCTCCAGGTCGGAGCTGGTGTAGACCTCCAGGCTGACGCCGAGTCCGTGGCCCCTCTGGTCGGAGGCGACCTTCGGATCGACACCCGCCTTCTTCGACAGGCTGGCGTTGGTCTTGCGCAGCACCTGAAAGGTGGCCCACTCCATCCCGATCTTCTCCAGCACGGGACACATGTTCCGCCGCCAGATGTTGTCGAGTGAAATCGGAGTGCTGACCTTCTCGGACGGAAACAAGAATCCATCCGGAGTCGGATCCTGCGCCAGTTCGGCCCACTGCTTCAACGACTCGAGTGTGCCGTCGGAGATCGCGCCTTCGCGGGTCTTGCCGTTCTTCGGCGTGTTGAACTTCCGCTTGTAGACGCGTTCCTCCACCCGGATGATCTCGCCGTCCACCGACTTCCATCGGAGGGCCAGGATCTCGCCCGGGCGCATGCCTTCGAAGATCGCGAGCCTTGCGATCAGCTTCTCCCGGAGGCCGAACGCCTCCAGGTACGTGTTTACCTCCTCTTCTGTGAGCGGACGCATCGCACGTCCGGGCTGGCACTTCTTCGGGACCTTCAACTCGGCCGCCGGATTCCCTGAGATGATGGAGTCCGACAACGCGAGTTTGAAGATCCCGTTCAGGAACCACCGCAGATGGGCCACCACGCTGAACGACAACTCCGTGGCCTTCCGGTCGAGGAAATCCTGCAATTGATCCCGGCGAATGGTGTGGAGCAAATCCGGCCCGAACTCGGGGACGAGATGTTTCTGGACGATCTGCTCCGACGTACCTGCGGTTGATTCCTTCCAACTGCGGCGGCAAAACGGCAGGTACACGTCCTTGGTGAACTGCTCGAACGTGTACACCGGCCTGGGCCCGCGCGACGTGCCCTCGTTGATCGGCTGGAGAATCGTCGCCAGCGCGGACTCCGCCTCTCCCTTCGTCATCTTCGAGCACAAACCGAGCACCTTGGACCGGCGGCTGCCGTCTTCCCACCAGGAGGCAACCCACACGCGATGCCGCCCATGTTTGCGCGGCTGCAGGCTGCCTTTCTGGAAACGCTTTCGACGCACTTTCTTGCCTCTTTCCTGCGTCGAAGGCGTTGACTCTTGGCACGACCCGAATACTACCATTACCGGATCGCCTCCAGGTTGGCGGATTCCATCCACTCCTCGACCCATTCGCGTCTGATCAGGATGCGCCGCCCAATCCGGAAGCAGCGGAGCGGCGGCACGTCTTCGACCTTGCCGTTGATCACGTTGGACAGGTGCGCCTTCGAGATCTGCAAGTAGGCGGCGGCTTGCTTCAGCGTCATCACCGGCGTCTGGTCTTTCGTGTCGATCATGTCCCCTCGAAGTGTTCTGGCCAAAATGGAAGTGGCCACTTCCAACCGTTGGAAGTGGCCGCCCAGCCCGGCGCGGGGCCGGGCATCATGAAAGATTGCGATGATAGACGTCTACGCGGGACCGGTCTGGCCGGTGGGCATCAACCGGCAGTTCACGGTGGTGACGCCGTTCCCGGCCGCGGCCGTCGCGACACCCGCCATGGGCTTGCTGCCGGTGCCCGCGGTCTTCGTAAGCTTCGCCTGGCCGGAGTCCCAGTACAGCTTGTCGCCCTGCGCGATCACGTCGGTGGTGACCTTGGGCAGTTCGAAGACGCCCTCCACCGTGACCTCAACGTCCGCCCCGGTCGCGGCATCGAACGCCGCCACGCCCACAATGGAGCCGACCGCGACCAACTGCCCGCTGGTGACGTCGGCGGGCGCCGCGACGGTAATCGTATTCCCTTCCTGCACGAAGTTCTTCATCGCTTCAGATTCCTTTCGGTGTGATGACAATCTGACGGGGCGACGTGCTGCCGCCGCCCGCCATTTCGATTTCCTTGTTGATGGTGGTGAGGGCCGCCTGCATCTCCACCACACTGCGGTACGTGATGGCGCGGCCCTCGAACTGGATGTGTAACGTGCCGCTGCCGATCGCTGTCAACAGCGCATCGCGCATGCCCTGCAACTCCATGAGCGTGAGTGCCATGGCTACGCTCCCGGATTGGCATACACGCCACGGAAGTCGAGGGCACCCGCGCCGAAGTCGAGACGGGCACGGATCTGCACGCCGTCAACTTCGAAGCCGGCCCGCGTCTCGACCTGCACGCCTTCGTTACCGGCGAGGTAGGCGTACTCGATGCTCGGAAACAACACGGGATCGGCGGCGACGTACCAGCGGGTGGCCGACTTGGAGTCGAGCCGCGGATCAACGATAAGGGTCAACTTGCCGGCGAACGGGTTTACGTTCGCGGCCTGCGCCGGGTAGATGCTGGCGAGGTACTTCTCGGCGGTGCTTTCCAGGGCGGCGGGCACCACCAGAAACTTGGCCGCGATGTCGAGCGGGGTCTTGCCGTCCAGCCCCTTCTGCGACCGGAGAGCCAGGCGCGCGGCAGCCAGCGTGGTGTCGGAGATGGCGCCGCCGCTCGCAGCGAGGTTGCTGTGCGCGGCGTCGAACAACTTTTTGTTGTCCGACATGACGGGCCCGATGCCGTTGTTGGCGGTCATCAGGTCCACCAGGAACTGCGCCTCGAACTGCGCGGACGCGGACGCGAACAAGCGGCCGATGTCGGAGAACGCCGACAGGTTGTCGTTTACGATGGCCTGCCGGTTCACGCCGAAGATCCGGCCGTAGGTGTCCAGCTTGTACGACTCGCGGCCTTCGGCGATGGTGCCCGACTTGAACTCGCCGTTCTCGTTCACCTTCATCAGGGTGGGTGCCTGCCCCAACTGAATCGAGTAACGATTGCGGAAATCAGGGATGGTCGTCTGGCGGCAGATCTGCTTGATGGCGGCGGGCGCGGCGGCCATCTGCTCCTGCAACACCTTGTTCGCCACGTCGCCGAGCAGCAGCGGGAAGTCGCTCGTGCTGTGGAGCGCGCGGTCAACGATAGCGCCGTCGGACAGCCCGATGATTTCGATGCCGCGCAACCGCAGCACCTCCTCAGCGAGTCGCACCATGCTGCGCCCGATGAACGGCCGCGCCGCGTCGCCCGGCTTGTGCACCGGGTTGATCCTCGTGTGGACAGCGTCCGCCATCGCTGTGCGCAGGAATACGGGGTCGTCGTAACCGGCGGCGAGCGAGATCGGCTGCGCCGTACGGATCGGAGGACCGGAGCGGCGCTTCATGGCTTCGAACGCTTCAGCACGCGCCTGGTCCAGGTTCAGGTTGCGGGCGATCATGTCGTCGGCCTGGAGGCCGGCGATCTGGGCGATCACCCGGATTTCGTTCTCATTGGTGTGGTCCATCATTTCTCCTCTCACCCGCGCCGCCGAATCCGCGGGGATAGCGACGAAGGAGATCTCTTTCGGGGTCCAGCGGGTAGCGGTCACGGTGCGCACGCCCGTGGTGGAGTCCTTCTCCACCCGGCGTTGATTGATCATGTAGCCCACCGACAGTTTTCGCAGGATGCCCTGGCGCACGTCGTTCATCAGAGCCATGGCACGCTCGCTGAAGCGGATGGTGGCGATACCGCGTTCGCCATCAACCTGGGCGGATTCCACTACGCCCAACACCGCGTTCACGTCGGAGCGGTTGTGGGAGTTGAGGACGGGGCCGCCGATCAGTTCGGTGAGATTCACGGCGGTCTGCGTCATATCGAGCCGCTCCTCGTACACGCCGTCGAGATCCATCCTGCGGACGGGCGCGTTTGAGGCGAACACCACCGACACTGTACGGCTCTCCGCGTCGAAGGTGGACGGCTCCAATGCTGCACTGCGAATGTTCAGCTCGTTCATCAGCCTCCTTAAAATGCGAAGCCCCGCCGGTTAGTGCGGGGCGGATTATCAACTGGGGAATTTCCCCAGTTCACCACTATGGAACTTCCACAGTCATTCGACTCGACTTCGCAAATTGCGAAGTCACTCGACTTGGGAAGTTCCCAAGTGAACTGTGGGATTGCCTTGCTGCGTGACGCGGCGCGGATCAGAGTCGAGCACGATACCGGCGGCGTCGGTCGAGGCATTGCCGGCCGCAATCTGTGCGTCCACCTCGGCCAGGTCGTACCCGAGCGACGCTACGACCATCTCCCTGGACATGAGGCCGGCGCGGATCGCCCGCACCATGGCGTCCACCTCCCGCTGCGGGTCGGTCATCTGCATTGCCGGCGGCGCCCAGGAGATGTTGCGCAGGTATTGCTGTACGCCGTTTTCAGGAAGCGGCAGCACGCCACGGAGCACCTCCAGTTCGATCCAGCGTTTAAAGACAGGACGACAGAACATGTGCACGAACTGCCACTGCACGGCATCGATGTACTTCCTGAATTCGATCAAGCCCACCCGCGCCGAACTATAACTGGTGTCCGAGAGGTCGCCGCTAACCACGTTGTAGGGCAGCCCGAGCCCACTGGCGATCAGCCGCAACTGCGTCTTCGCGTACTCGGAGTAGCCGCCGGTCTCGGGCGGGTCGGAAAACTCCAGGGACTCGCCGGGCGAGAGCCGCTGGATGGTGCCCGGCTCCAAGCTCGCGGTCCAGGTGCCGTCGTCCGCCTGCGCCGCGCCGAGGGGATTCTCGTTCGCCGTGGTGATGAAGCCCGTCAACAGTGCGCCCGTCTTTTGTTTCACCAGAGTGGCGCGGTCAAACTGGTCGAGGTCATTCAACTTCTGCATGATCGGCAACAGGGCCGAAACACCGTGAACCTGTCCGGGCACGAGCGGCCGGAAGATTTGCACGACTTCCGCTGCGGGAACACGATTGCTCCTGGGCAGCCGTAGCAGGTTGCCGGGGTGCCACTCGTAGATGTAGAAGGCGGTGCGCCGGCCAGCCGCATCGAACTCCACGCCCGCGATCACGTTCTCCATATTCACGGTGGTGTCGATGAATTCGGCCGGCAACAACTGCAGGCGGAGGGCGCCGTCGCCGCCGGTCGTGAAGCGCAAGAAGACCTCGCCGTCGATGAACGTCATCCTGACAGCGAGCGCCTGGAGGCCGTAGAGGCTGAGCAGCCCATCGAGGTCCGACACGTCGGTCCACGCGTTCCAGGCGTCGAGCAACTCGGCCTTCAGCGCCACGTCGGCGATCTTCGGCAACAGTGTGACGCCGGGCCCCACGACGTTGTCCACGAACGCCTGCACGGCGCGCGCGGCCACGGCGCTGTTCGCGACCAGGTACCGCGCGCGGTTCCGGATCATCGGGCTCGGCGCGGTCCTGCTGTAGTCGGGCACCGGATCGTTCCACAGACCGATGTTGCGGCGATCCCGCACCAGGTCGGCGGTAGAGCGCACCAGCCCGTCCCGCTCGGACAAGCGGTTTCGAAAGAAGCGTTTGAACATTTTCTATTTCCGGTGTTCTACAACCCAGTCGGGGGCGAATAAGGCGCCATCCTTATTGCGGGGACGGATTGTCATGTTACTAGCCTGATGCAACTGGCCGATCGTCATGTACCCGTCAAGAGGGCGAATCGCCCGGATACGATTGGGGTTGCCGATGCCGATGTAAGTCCCCAACTCCAGAAGCCGGAGCGCCGTCGCAGGCTTCACGGTTCCACGGGAATAGCTTCGGGAGTCGTAGACCGCCACCTCACGCTGCTGCCGTTCAAGGATGCTCTTCAGTTGATTCCCGATGAACTGCAAGACGAACGTCTCCTTCTGCCCAAGGGGCTGGCTCGAATCGAGTTCTGCTGCGGTGACTACTTGGTGGACTTCTGGGCCGAACGGCTTTCCTTCAGGTCGCCGATCTTGCCGAAAAGCGTCAATGTGAGGCTAACGATGTTGAGAAGGGTGGCTGCCTGGATGTTCAGATCCCGCATCCACTGCTCGATGCCTCCGGGCGGAATCACGGGGATACCCTTACCTTCCTCGCTCGTGAACAGTTCGAACTTGGTTTGACCGGCATCGTCTTCATACGCAACGAGGACGAGTGACGGCATGGCTTCAATCTCGTCCACGTTCTCCGTATAGCGAAGCATCATGAACGTGCCCAGGATGAGCGGGACGGCATTCGCTGCCGCCATGCCGGCCGTCAGCAGCGGCATCTTTCCGGATAGCTGCTTGAGCACCAGCAGGTAAGCCAGGTGCATCGCGCTGTACTTACGGCGGTGACCGCGGCCGCCCTGATCACGGTCGCCGATGTTCGGGACAACACCCCGCTTGTGCCAGGTGAGCAGGGTATCCGCCGTCAATCCGGTGATCTGGAGCGTCTCGCTATGAGAGAACTCCGGTTCCTCTAGTTTTTCGAGGCTGATTCGTGGAAGGGCTTCTCGCATTTTTGCCTACACTGGTGCCGTTCCCCCCGAGGTACCGGCTTCAGGGATAGCCATGATGGGCGTACGCCCATCAACTACTCTCGATTATATGGGCAATTGCCCATCAATCGCACGAGAATACAGGTATCCCATTAAAAATGCATGGATTATCGGGATTGGCAAGTTGTCCGGTGTTGCCTCGGGCCCGCAAGGGACCGCACTATCCACGTTGCAGATATAGCGTATGCGGCAGATGTGGCGCATAATGGAGGTGGAGGACTTCATGCGCACCCAGGACGAGACGAAGCTGCCCATTGCCCTGTCGGAGGCCGATCAGCGGCAGGTGCTGGAACTCTATCAAAAGATCCAGCGCAGCCGCGCCAAGTTGGTGGGGCCGGATGGCAAGACGCAAAGCCTGCCCGTGTCGTTGTACGAGTTCCTGGTGAAGCTCATCGCCGACCTGTGCGAGGGCCAGTCCGTCGCCATCGTTCAGAACGACGTGCAGTTGACCACGGTCGAGGCGGCCAGGATGCTCGGCGTCTCCCGGCAGTTCCTGGTGAACCTGCTCGAACGCGACGAGATCCCGTACCATATGGTCGGCACGCACCGGCGGATCTACGTCCGCGACCTGCTGGCGTACAAGGCCAAGCGGGACTCCAAACGGCGTCAGGTTTTGGACGAGTTGACGCGCGCGGAAGCCGAAGACGGTCTCTACGATCTGGAACCGCCGGGTGATTGCGCCGAGTAACCGGGCAGTATGTCGCAGAGCGGCATCGGCCGCGGCACACACATGTCGAGGACCGCACTGCAGGCAGTTGGCTGGCAGCGCCGTTTTGTCGACGCTCAATCTGACCGGATCTTTCCGAACCGTCCGCCGGAGCGGGCGTTCCCTTCTCTCAACAGCCGCCCCCCCGATAGAGAAGCGAACGCGCGTTGTTGGCGAGCAGATCACCACTCAGACAACAGGCGCAGACTTTGGCGGTCGAAAAACCACGGGTCCGCTGCTCGGAAATAGCGCCAAATTTCCTGACCACCGACGTTTACCTTAGTCTGATCCCAATCGCAATGGGAGCAGTGGAGACTGCTGCCAATTGCACGTGAGTCGCCGGCAAAGTGAGCCCTAGCCCGGCGGTACTTTTCAGAATTGAACGGATCGTCGCTGTTAAAATCCAGTCTGCCGAATACGAGTCCTTCATCTGGATTCGGTGCGCCGCAGCAGGGTAGAACCCTGCCGGTCGCGTCCATGACGATGTTCTTGTACAGCCAATGACACGTGTGCCCGGAACCCGCATGGGCGTCGACGGCCGTCGCGCGGTTCAGCGGTTTCTCGAACAGAGCCGCAATCGTCTCGGCTTCGACGACGTCGGGGAATGGATTCCAGTTCTCTGGCGGGTTGGAGACGGATGTCCAGTTCAGCCGTCTGATATACGGCTTTACCGCAGCGGGGCGGATCTCCGGGTCGTCCCAGCTTACATCAAAGGGGTTCACCACTCGGAAATAGTCCACGCCCAGCCTCCTTGCCATTCGTTCCGCCAACGCGATCTCATGTGAGTTGTGCTCGAATGCCAGGAAATTCCATGACAGTAGAGGTGTCCGCTTGGCCAGTCGCCTCTTCGCATCTACAAGCCTAGTTACGTTTTCGAAAACCAGTTCCAGGTTACCCTTGCGCCGAAACCGTTCGTAGACGCTTTGCGTAACGCCGTCGATGGAAAGGACCATGAAATCCAGCCCGCTGGCGACATATGCCTCCGGGTCGAATCGGCGCACCGAAAGAGTGCTAGAAAGGGCTGTCGCCAGGAGATAGCTCTTGGCCATGCGAACCAAGCGCGGCGTATTTAGGTTCAGCAATGGCTCCCCGTAATCGCAGAAATAGACCGCTATAGCACTTGAACCATAGAGCTTCAACAACGCCGCAAAGCGCGATTCCGAAAGCGTTCCCTTAGGCCAGTCGAACAAGCGCACCAGTTCCGAACGCTCCGAGTGGACGCAACCGGGGCAGGCCAGTTGGCAAATGTTCGATGGGTCAACGACGATGCCGAACGGGTGGGAAAGCAACAGAGTGTCGCGTGCACGCAAGTGATACCTCGTCAACAAGAGATTGAGGATCTTTAGCGTGAGAGCTTGTGCCTCGACGGCCGAAAAGCGTTTGCGAAGCAAATCGAAGAGTCCCGCCTTGTGCCCATCGAGGACTGTCGCGGCTTCTGCGGCACTGTGGCACTGGCGGACGATCTCGTCGATCTTCACTAGGGGCCGGAATGCCGTCCTGCCTGCGCCGAGAGCAGAGGGGGGCACTAGTTGGCTCGCCAACACGCCAACGTTAGAGAAAAACCAACGCGATCCGAGCAGCGGCCGCTCCAAAATGTTCACGTACAAGGTTAACATTCGGAACAGGTGTCACACTGAGGCGTTGATCTCACCTTTGCGATAATGAACGGCCTCGTCCGGAGGACTTGGCGGGCGGTTGAGGCGACCGCGCGATTTCAAGCGGTCCGCCGCCAAGAGCCCGGTGACCGCAGTGTATCGATGCCCGCAGCGGGGGTTACCGATCCACCATCCACCTGCTGCGGCTGACTCGCACAAGGGTTGGCCGTGCTTCGCCAGCGGGTGCGGCTTGGGCCGTGATTCGGTCAGCTTCGACGTCCAGGACCAGACCCATCGAAACAAGCGCCCGCAGAGCCCCGAATGCGTAAACGCGGGCATCCAGCGCCTCGTGGCGGACACCTTTCTTGGGGCGCCATCCGCGCACAGGCTGGCCCTTACTGTACGTGGTGACCAGGGCCTCGCCGAGCAGTTGCGCGAAGTACGGTTGCTGGCGGTCTGCCGGGAAATGCGAATACCCGGACGTGCCGGGCTGGGCATTCCGAAGGCGGCCCATGACGGTCGCCTTGGCCGAGTCGGTGCCCACCATCCAGGGACGCTCGCCGCGGATGTTTTTCGCCGTCGGCTTCTTGGGCCAGACCGGGTGCGGTCCGCCCTGACCTTTCACGGCGAACACGCGCCGGTGATAACGGGTGCGGCAGAAGTCGTAGACCGCCTGCGATTCATAGCCGCTGTCGATGCAGCAGGCCGCCACTGGCAACACCGCGCCGTTCTCGTGACGCCACTGTTGCTGGAGATAGGAGTCCAGTTCGGCCCACACCGCCGCGCCGGTGGGATCGCCGGGAATGATCCGGTACTCGATGCTCCAGGATTCCTCGCCGCAGCCCCAGGCCACGAGTTCCAGTTCGAGCCGATCGGCCTGGACGTCCACGCCACAGGTCAGGACGGCGGCGCCGGCCGGCACGGGCGCGCGGTAATGCTCACGGCGGGCCAGGAGTTCCGAGATGTCCACCGCGGTCTGCGCCTCGTCGTCCCACGGTTCCGCCAGCACGGTGTTGACGAACTCGCGCAGGGTCTCGGGCGACTTCTGGTCGGCCAGGAACTTCCGCGCCAGATCACGCCATTTCCGCCAGGGCGAGTACAAGCTATTGATCCAGAACCCAGCAATATCGCTGGCGGGCCTCGCGGCACGCCACTCGCCGTTCTTCAGCATCCACGACTTCTGATGCTCCCCGATCATCTGGCCGCAGTGCTCGCAGCGGTACTGAGCCTTTTCCGGATCGCCTTCGGGCCATTCCACGTTGGCCCAGCGCAGCACCTGGTGCGTGCCGCAGTGCGGGCACGGCACCCAGTACATCTGCTGGTTCGACTCCGTCCAGGCCGCCTCGATCCTCGAAGCGCCCTTGACCGTGGGCGTCGAGCACAGGACGATCTTCCGGTTCCAGAAATTGGCCGTGCGGGTGATGGCGAGGTTCACCGGATCGCCCTCGGTGCCCGCACTCGCCGGGTAGCGGTCCACCTCGTCCAGCAAACAGTACCGGATGGAGCGCATCGCGAGTCCGGCCGGCGAACTGGCCGCGGACATAGTGATGCTCCCGCCGGTGAACTTCTTATGCAAGATGGTGTTGTTGGAATCCCGGCTGCGCGCGTCGGCGACCTTGCCGCGCAGGGTGGCGCAGTCCCGCAGCATGGGCGCCAGGCGGTCCTTCGAGAACGCCTCGCAATCGGCCTCGCGCGGCTGCACCAGCAGGACCGGGCCGGGATCCAGGTCGATGATGTAGCCGATGAAGTTCTCCAGGATGCTGGTCTTGCCCAACTGAGCCCCGCTCATCAGCACGACCAGTTCGCACGGGTGGCTCGGGCTCAAGGCGTCCATGATCGCCCGCTGGTACGGCGCCCGGTCGGTGCGCCATTCCCCGCGCTCGGCCGCGGACTCGGAACTCAGGCGACGGTTGTTGTCGGCCCACTGCGACACGGTAATGTCGGGCGGCGGCAGAACGACGTCCGCCACGAGCATTTGGATCTCTTCAACGCGCATACTGGATATCCGAATGGATCGCCTTCAGCAAGGAGGTCATCTCGCGCTTGAGGGCGTCCCGCGTCAGCCGCTCGTCGGTGAGCGCGGTCACTTCGGGTGCCAGTTTGTCCGGCACGGCCAGAACGCGCTCCTTCAGCACCACCAAGATGGCCGCCCACCGCTCCTTCACGATGGCCGCCTCGATCAGCTTGCCCTGCCGGGTCTCGAATTCAAGGCGCCGCAGTTTCGCCCGGAACACCATGTCGGCGAGCTTGGCCTGCGCGTAACTGGTCGCTGGCTGCTGTCCGTCAGGTATCGTCTTTTCGGCTGGCTTGTCGTCCAGCACGGCGTCGGACGCGACCGCGTCCACCAGCCGCCCGCGCATCACGAGGACGCCCGCCTTGGCGAGTTTGCCTATGTACTGCGGGCTCTTGTTCCGGTGGCGCGCGTATTGCGCCTGCGTCATGAGAATCTGGTTATCGCTCAT